GTATACGAAATCATGGACTTTTTGTTGTATGTGCCAATTTTTGTTGACTGTATCATATCTGATGAATGGTGTTTTACCTATCACTCCTTTTTCCAATTTAAATGGAAGTCCAGCAGAAGTTGTACAGTCTATTGATGAGCCTCCTAAAATTCTGGCTCCTGTTATTGCTGTTGTATTATCATATATTCTAAGAGAACATATTCCTTTAGTTGTCTTTATATAATTGTATTTTATAAATTCTTTCATGAATTTTTCTTCTGGAATAGATGTTTGTGGTTCTTTTATTCCATTTGTCTTATTTAAAGAAACTTCCAGATAATGTCTCTTACCTTGCGGTATTCTATTATCAGTACTGGATTGTATTGCAGGAACTGTCAAAACAGGAAATTCTCCATGAATTGGGGAGGGAATATAACCGGGAGTTTTACTAATTGATTGATTCTTCTCATGTGACTGATACAATTCATCTTTCAGTTTAAAAACATTATAAAATTCATGTTCACAAGCTAGTTGAACTCCATTATATTCATTTGTTCTAATATTTGATGGGAGAGGTAGTTTTTCTATAGCTTTATTTATCTGTTCTTGTGAAATAACTCCACAATAGTACTGGTTACTCCAATTTGTTTTTGCAACCAAAATACCAATAAATTTATGTGGTATCTTACTATTATTATGGAAAACTACAGAGCCACTATCTCCCCGTTCAATTGATGAATCTGGTGGACAATCGATTATTATTTTTCTATCATGTTCTACTTGAGGATCTTTTGATATTATACCATCACCAAAACCTGGCGAATACCATTGTTTTTCAGATAAATTCACTCTAGTAACAGGATCTCGTTTACTTTTATCAGTATCTCTAATAGTGACTGTATTATATGAACCATATTTGAAAGCAATCATATTATCAGAAAGTTCTTGTTCTGTTACAAAATGTTTTAATGCTGACTTAACTGGCCTGAATCCTAATACATGAACAACCAATGCATCACAATCTGGAATTTCTGATACATCACATTTATTGATATTGTAGAATTTAATACAGTCTTTTACTGGATAAACGGATTTACTGGGATCATATATACCAATTTGAATTGGGTAATTGTATTTCTCAAATGTGTGTTTATTTACTAAGAATGTATTTCCTGTAAGTCCAATCATAGTTCCTTGTGTTGTTTGATTTTCATCAGAAGTTACAGTAATTCTATACGTGAACTTTTTGATTAAATCGTAGAAACTTGATACATCCTCACTAAATGCACATTTTTCTATTGTTGGCTGTACTGAATGTGTTTGTTTTTCTTTGTAAACTCTTGTAGAATAGGACGTAGGTTCTGGACTTAATATTCTTCCAATTTCTCTAAGAGCATAAAACATTCCAAAAATTGTTGCTATTACACAGATACCGGAAATAAATGATTCACCAATTTTCT